TTTATTCATTTTCATCTTCTACTGATTCATCTGTTTCCGATCATGGGATCAGTAATGACAGTGGTTCAATTGATGAAGTTACCATCGATGGACACATACCTTTTTACAATGCAATAGTCACTCATTCAGAGAGCACTAGCGAGCCTGAACCAATACCACCTAGGACCACCGTATTTTTTGAATATCATAAGAAATTTGAAGTGGTGCGTCTTGGAGGAGTCATCACAAAACAGATCTTTGATTTTAAAGAGTATACTATAAAATTTACTCTATTAATGTTTTGTTTTTATTTAATGAAAAGAATTATGCCAGCTATGGTGTCTGTTTTAGTTCATAAACAGACTTTCTTTAATTTATGGTTCAAAATTTATAGTTTTCTACTTACCACTTCAGGTATTGTCATATTAAGTAATCATTTATTTTCAGACCTCTTTTGTTTGTTTAAGAATTATGGTTCTGTTTGCAGGACCACTGTTCGAGAACTTTCAAGAAGGGCCGGATTATCAACTAAGGATAATAGGGCAGATAGTATGGCGGTGGGAGTTGTTAAGAATCCTATTGATGTTTCGGGGGAGATAATGGTGACAGAAACCAGAATCCAAATCCCGTTTATTCATGAGATTTTTGGCGGCACACCTCGTCAAGCTAGTACAATGCTCTATCCTTCATTGACTACTTATGAAAATCTTCTCTCTCAGAGAACATATACTGATCTACAATCTGAAGTTATAACTCTAGCTGCGCTCAATCAGGTAGCTAAACAAATGCCAACCACTAACGTCGATAAGAACAGCATTTATGAGAATAAATTTCCTGTTCAAGATGCAATACAATTGTGCATGCATCTTATACGCTACCGTAAATCGGTAGCGGATTTTCAATAAATGGAGTAGGGACTCAGATTCTATTTGGGTATAGGACTTGTGAAGTTAATTTGCCGGCTTTAGCAGAGCCACATAAAAGCTTCAAATACAAGGTTATACCTAAAATGAATCTGAATACTAGGAGACCAATGCGTGTTTCCCTGGGGTGTCATGTATTGGGTGCAGCTAATCCTGTGCCTGATATTTCAGACACCCAGTCTCTACTCCATGGCGTGATTAAAAGAGTTGCATCAAAGACTCCGGATGTAGTTCTGGAGCGTTTCGAACAATTAATGAGATTTGCAAAATATTTCAATAAGACTTTCTTGAAAACTTGCATCTTGGAACCGAACGTCGACCTCACGGTTGAAGGTTGGTTGAAAGAAGCAAATTATCCGTTGTATAGAAAGCAGGAGTTGTTAGCAATTTATCAAGGTACATTTTTCTCAGATAAAGTGAAACATAGGTATCTGAAAAGTTTTGGTAAGGATGAATCACATCCAGAGTATAAGTATCCGCGAGGAATTTATGCTAGGAGTGACCTTATGAAGACTAAATTCGGCCCCTTCTTTCATAGAATCAACCAGGTATTCTTCCAAATATGCTGGACGATAAAGAAATGTGCTTGTACAGATCGACCGACTGTACTATTGAAACATTTGAATAATTATACATCATCTACTCATGGAACAGATTTTTCTAGTTTCGAGGCGATGTTTGTTAAATTAATATTTGAATTGGAGTTTCAGTTTTATGAATTCTGCTATCAAAATTCATTAGAAGGTATAGCCCTTCTACCTGAAATTAAAAATATAATTACGGGGACTAACGTCTGTTATTTCAGTGGTTTCAAGTTCGAAGTTGAATGTAAAAGGATGTCAGGTGAAATGAACACATCAATTGGCAATACGTATTTTAATATGATTGTCTCATTCTTTTTAATGTATTCTAAGAATTTAGAACCTCATTTATTATTATTAGAACCACAGTTATATGTGGATTTAGATAATGGTGATATTCATAATGATTTAACAGAAACAGGCAATAAAATATTTAATGGAGAATTTGAAGGTGATGATGGGGTCTTGAAAACTTCAAAATGTCCACCAAGTATAGAGGATTATACATCTCTAGGTGCGAATATTAAAATAGTCGAGTATCAGCAATTATCAGAAGCATCATTTTGTGGTATGATATTCGATGAAGTGGATCAAACAAATGTTACGAATCCTATTTTTGCACTTCTGGATTTTGGCTATACTACATCAACCTATTTAAAAGCCAGTGCTGATATCAAAAAGCAATTATTGAGATCTAAATCTCTTTCTTTAGCTTATCAGTACCCAGCCTGTCCAATATTAACTGCATTAGCACGTTATGGTCTACGGATGACCAATGGTGTCAAAATTAAAC